TATCGAAGGCGCTGAAAAATATATTCACGAATATGATGGTGAGATATTTGCGGATGACATACGCGGTAGCCATGTCGGACTATCTATGGAGATGCTTCCCGTAGCCCGCGTCCGCTTACGTCAGGTTCGCGCATACGCTGATAGGTCTGCAGCCAAATACGGAAACGGACCACAGATTGCTGTACCAGAAAGCCGCGTCTATGGCTTGAGGATTCCCGGCTTCCGCGACAGAGTGCAAGCATGGGCTAAAGAAAACCAGTCAGGGGTTATTTCAACATTAAGTCCAGACGATGGCTGGCTGGTCAAGTACGGCGGATCCTACGAGGATAATAATATTAAAGAGCTTGTAAAAGACTTGACCGGTATCGAATATGAACTCATGGGACAGAACGAAGAAACAGAACAGTCGCTTCCGGACATGAGATTCATTCAAGGGCAAATGGCTAACGCCCAAGAAGAATGCGACGACACAGCCGCCGATTGGAATAACCGCTATCAAGCATGTCGAGTCCAAGCAGAAGTCACAGAAGACTATGATGAAAGCTTCTACATCGATGCAGCCGCCGAAATGAATATAGATTGGGAAATAGACGAATGGGATTCTCTACCACAGGACGGCAAAGCTGTCGGGTACTGGATGGCTGAGCTTCAAGACTATGAATGGAATTGGGCACAGGATAGCCACGGCACTCGCTTACTGAAGTACTCCAATGGCACCATCAGACTTACTATTGATATGGACAACGAAGGCATCATAGAGGAAGGAATAGTCTATGATCCTGATAGCTTTGAAGATTACTGTATTGAAGTAAATCGCATCGATGACATGTACGATGCCGTCAAAGGCGAGATCACTCGCATGGCTAAGCGCGACGGCTTTATGGAAGGCGGCACCATCAACGAGTGGGGTCAGGAGATCGAAAACGGAGATGCTGATTACTACGAATGGGACATGACTGCCAACGAAGAAGAGCCCATGACGTATACTGAGATTGATGGCTCACACACAGCATATCCTGCTATACCAGAAGGCATGAGCGTCCAAGACGCACGCACGATCTTGGAGAGCAGAGATTTTACTATTCCATTACGCAAAGCGCTGGTGGAGAAAGCATGGGCAGGTACACAGGTATCAGGTGATGATCGTCAATATCCAGACTTCAGAGTGTACACCGAAGAGATTCGCACGACAGACGAAGCCAACATCAGGCTTGTTCTGACCTTTTCCTGCTATGATCACAGCAGCGAAGCCCAAGTCAAGGCTATGAAGTGGACAATCGAGGAGTGGGAAGACGAAGAGGTGCTTGACGCAAAGATTCAGGCAATGTTCAGTCACATAGTTGGCGACGGTCTTACTGGTCGGGGAGACATGGACACTCCCCCTGCACAAACCACTAACGAGTCTATCGTTAAGAACTGGAAAAACTTTTTATATAGTTGAGGTGAAGAATGAATATCATCGGTTTAGGCGCTGCCGGCTGCAACATCGCAGACGGGTTTGCGCAGTATCCACAATACAATGTTTATAAGCTTGACGTTGGGCTGACAAAGGGCAAAGGCTGCTATCCTATTCCTGAGTCTGCCAATGTAGTGGGCTACGAGGGTGACCCGTTAAACCTTAAGACGTTCTTTAGAACACTAAAGAAAGACGACGAAGTGCTATTTATCGTCTGCGGCGCCGGAAAGGTTTCAGCGGCAACATTAAAGATCCTAGAACAAATCCAGAGATGCAAGATTAATATTCTTTATGTCAAGCCGGATCGCTCCCTTCTGAGCAAGGAGGCACTTCTGCATGAGCGCACAGCTTATTATGTGCTGCAGGAATATGCAAGGTCTGGCATCTTTGAGAAGATTTATCTGGTCGATAACAAAAAGATAGAAGAAGTGCTTGACAACGTGCCCGTTATAGGGTATTATAAACGTCTAAATGAGCTAATCGTTGACACGATACACATGACAAACGTTTTCCTGAATACAAAGACCGTCTACAACACACCAGCAACAGCGCTGACAACAGCCCGGGTTTCGACCTTCGGCGTGGTGGATATTGAAAAAAATGAAGAAAAGTTGTTCTTTCCCCTTGACACCATCAACGAAAGATGTTATATTTATGCTATCAACAAAGAGCAGCTTGAAACAGACGGCAAGCTATTTACATCTTTGCGCGAACGTAGCGCAAAAATGGTAGGTGATGAAACTATCGTTTCGGTACGGATTCACTCTACTGACTACACCAACAACTTTGGCTATCTAATAGCCAATACATCTGAGATACAACAGGAGATCTAATGCTGATGAAAGCATATAACGGCACATTTACTAAGAAGAACGGAGACTCGCGCACCATGCGATTTGTCCGTATGACCGACATTCCCGAGAAGTTTATCACTTCTCAGGTCAAGGGAACCGGTCGCAAGTCCACTCTCGCAGAGGGGATGGAACTGGTATGGGATTTGGACACGAACGCATTCCGCATGTTTAATTGGAAAACGGCAGACGGCGACGTGTCAGAGATCGAAGTGGATAGCCCCTTTGAAGAAAGTGAAGAAAGTTCTTGACTTTGACTTCAGAATAAGCTATACTGTATACAGCAAGATGAGAGATTTATCATCTTGACTATAACCAACAAAAGGAAAAATCAAAATGGCTATTGACCTTAGCAAAATGAGAGCGAAGCTGGATGCTCTCCAAAACAAAGATTCCGGCGATAACAAGTTCTGGCGTCCCAGCGACGGCGAGCAAGCAATCCGCATTGTTCCGACCGAAGATGGTGACCCCTTCCGCGAGTTCTTCTTCCACTATAACGTGGGGAATAACCGTGGGTTTTTGTGCCCCAAGCGCAACTACGGTGACGGGTGCCCTGTGTGTGAGTTTGCCTCCCAACTCTGGAAGGAAGGAGCGGCAAACGATGATGCAGAGGCAAAGAAGATGGCAAAAGGTCTCTTCGCTCGTCAGCGGTTTTTTAGTCCCGTACTCGTACGTGGCGAAGAAGATTCTGGTGTACGTGCATGGGGCTACGGCAAGATGGCTTACGAGTCCTTGCTTAGCCTTGTACTGAACCCAGAATATGGGGACATTACTGATGCGGAATCGGGTACCGATTTGAGTCTTACTTATGGTAAGCCTCCCGGTGCCACGTTCCCCCAGACGAAGCTGACGCCCCGTCGTCGTTCCTCGCCCCTATGCGATGAGGCTGTAGGAGGAGATGAGCGCTGCGCAGAACTTCTGGGCAACATTCCCGACTTCGACACGCTCTTTGAGCGCACGACTACCGCGCAAGTGGAAGCCATGCTCGATGAGTATCTGTCGGGAGATCAAAGTGCCGAGACTTCTTCCAGTGAAACTGAGAAGTACACGCCGTCAACCACTACGACTGATCCGGTTGACGCCGCCTTTGATGAGTTGATGGGCGCATAGTAATGTAACCATCCCACAGGGAGGCACAGGGTTATCAGGTGCCTCACCATTTTTCCGCTGGCAGACCGGTCAAAAGTCTGCCATTTTTCATTATACAGGAGACAAAATGAAGAACTTTATTTATGTTCTCCCTCTCGCGCTAATGTTCGCGTGTGGGGATAAGGACGAAGACACAGCCGCTGAAGATACAGCGGTTGAAGATACAGGCAGCGAGGCAGCAGAATAATATGGCTAATCTTTTTTCTTTCTCCGATAGGAGAGTTCAAGGTGTGATTGTGGCTATCGTTATTGGTGCCGTGGTTATTGGCTGGCAAGCCGTGACCGGCGATGATATCGTAACTACCGAAACAACGGCGGCGACCATCACCACTGGTGATACAACCACCAATGTAGCAAACACGCCTTCTACGGCTGTTACCCCCAATACGACTACTGAGGGGACAACGGTGACTGAAGATGGCGAGGTCGGTGCGGCTACGGGCGCATCCACCACTGGGACTACCACAGAGTAGTCAAAGCCGCTGGCAGACCGGTTAAAAGTCTGCCGCCATCCTTCTTCCAGAGTTTAAATGAAAACGCCTCTTCGTTATCCCGGCGGCAAATCGCGTGCAGTGAAGCACATCTTGCCGTACATTCCCGAAGACGTTTCGCGTCTGTGTTCGCCATTCTTTGGCGGCGGTTCGGTTGAGTTGGCGGTAGCGTCGAGAGGTACAGAGGTTATCGGCTATGACAAGCTGGTGCCTCTTGTTTGGTTTTGGCAAGCGCTGTGTGCGGATAACGAAAGGCTGGCTGATGAGGTCACCGCCCTACGCACGGAGTACGAGATTGAAGAGAAGGACATTACTAAACTTGTAGAAGGATGTTCCAAAGACGATTTTATTAAACTTCGTGAAGAACTGCGAGATCCATCATTCAAGTTTTCATACGAGAAGGCGGCAAAGTTCTACGCGATCAATCGCTCTAGCTTCTCAGGCGCTACCTTTTCTGGTGGCTGGTCTAAGAGAGCATCATACGCTCGCTTCACTCAGTCGTCTATCGACCGATTACGCAGGTTTAACGCCGAGAACTTCAGGGTAGACTACGCAGACTTTCAAACAAGCCTCCCATGGCATCCTAGAGCCTTCCTGTACCTTGACCCACCCTACATGCTGCCAGAAGACGCTGCGATGCTCTACGGGCAAGCAGGGGGGCTTCACGCGGGATTTGACCATATGGCGCTTTATAACTTGCTTTCCGACCGATCCGATTGGGTAATGTCATACAATGATTGTCCAGAGGTCCGTGATCTATACTCTAACCGCAAGTTTGTCACTGCTGAGTGGGCATACGGCATGAAGAACGTCGAGTGGGTCGATGGCAAATGTGTTGGCAAAAAAACAATGGGTTCCTCATCCGAACTACTAATTATAGGGTAATGACAATGAAACCTATTATGGAAGGCTGGCGCAGATTCTTAACAGAAGAGCAAGAGGCTGGTGAAATGTTAGATTTGGGAACAGGTGCAGACGATGAAGTTGCTATCTGTGATTCTGCCATTGGTTGCGATGATTTTGGCTCTCTGGCTCCAGAAGCCGAGTCACTTCAAGAGCAAATGTCTGGGCAGGATAGCGAGAGAAACTTAGTTGCTGCTGTTAATAGCGTTGTGAACGCGAACGGTGGTCAACCTGTTCCGATGACCATTGGCAGTTTGGGCGAGCAAATGGTTGTGGGCGCTAAACAAATGGGCGGCGGCAAGCCAGAGCCAAAGGCAGACATTAACCTTGTGCTAGCTGACGGCGGCGCTATCGGTCTAAGCATGAAGAAAGAAAACTTTGGATTTTTAGAAAATCGGATGGATGAAGCTAAATTTCGTGCAAAACTTGTCGAGGTCGGCTTGGAGGAAGATGCTCGTAACATTCTTGTAAACGACATGAAGGAGCAGTTGGCAAAGATCACAGCGGAACAAGCATCTGTGATCCAAGAAGAGAAGGACCAATTCCTTTCGATTGTGACTGCAGCAGACCCTTCGTACTCTTTCCCCTCCCCACTGGCTAAAGATGGAGCAGCACATCAAGCTTTGGCGGTGTCAGAAGCCTTTGGGAAGAACGGGCTACTGAAAAATTCTTTTAAAATAAAAAACATTTACCTTCATTTGTCTGATGTGTTGGGTGAGTCTTACCGCAGCTTTTTAACGCTTGTGTGTGCCGGCGCGGAAACGAATCCAGCGAGAGCAGATGCCGTGTTGATAGCTGATGTACCTCCCGGCATCACCGACCCTGCAGACCTTCAAAATATTCTAGCGAAAACTCAGTCGATTGATGAAGTCGTAGAATATTATATCACTGATCCTAATGTCAATATCAAGTTCCGCCTTCGCCCAATTACTAAAGTGCGTACGACATATTCAAATTCAAATCGGACCCATTATAAAGTCGGCGAAAGAATGTATGATGATCCAAGTCTGGGAGTTTCTTGGACTGTCTTTGCAGTTAGATAAAAAAACCTCTCGACAAACCAAACAATCTATGGTACTATAGTATCACAACTCAGGAGAATAAATTGAGAATGGCACGAAGTAAGAAATCCAATGGGGCTGGCAAGCTTTCCATTAAAGACATGCGCGATCTAATCAACAAGAAGGCTGGTCAGAACGTAGCCCACGACCTTAAGGAAGATAATCCAACGGAGGTGAAGGAATGGATCCGCACCGGCTCCCGCTGGCTTGACTCCATTACATGCCGTGGGCGATTGGCTGGCATTCCGGTTGGTAAGGTCACCGAGATTGCGGGACTAGAATCGACCGGTAAGAGCTACATGGCAGCACAGGTTGCAGCCAATGCTCAAGACATGGGTATTGACGTTATCTATTTTGATAGCGAGTCTGCTATTGACCCAACATTCCTTGAGCGCGCCGGCTGCGATCTTAATAACCTTTTGTATGTTCAGGCAACCTCTGTTGAGTTTGTTCTGGAGACTATTGAAGAGTTATTGGGATCGAACGACAACCGCATGCTATTCATCTGGGACTCGCTGGCTCTCACCCCGTCTGTATCAGATGTTGAGGGAGACTTCAATCCGCTGTCATCTATGGCAGTGAAGGCTCGCATTCTGGCTAAGGGTATGTCCAAGCTGACTGTCCCTATCGCCAACTCGCAGAGTACGTTTCTTGTTCTTAACCAGCTTAAGACCAATATCACTCGCTCGCCATCCGAGGCTATGACAACTCCGTACATGACTCCCGGCGGCAAGGCTATGATCTATGCGTACTCGCTACGCATCTGGCTAACCGGTCGCAAGGCAAAAGCGTCTTTCGTCACTGACGATAAGGGCTTCCGCATTGGCTCCGAGGTCAAGGTGAAGCTTGAAAAGTCTCGCTTCGGTACTCAGGGTCGCCAGTGTAACTTCCGTATTTTATGGGGTGACGCTATTGGTGTCCAAGACGAGGAAAGTTGGTTTGATGCAATCAACGGCTCGCCACGGCTAGCCCGTGCCGGCGCATGGTTCTCGTTGCTTGATGCAAGTGGCGAAGCTGTTGGACCCAAGTTCCAAGCCTCCAAGTGGACCGAGCGTCTACAGGAGCCTGAGTTCCGCAAGAACGTCATGGAGGTCATGGATGAAGAAGTCATCATGAAGTTCGATAAGCGCATCGGAGAGGCTGCAGATTTTTATGAAGAAAATGAAGAAAAGAGTGAATAAAACTTAGCCCTCATACGTCTAACATAGTGAACAACAAAGAAGGAAGGAGAAATAATATGAAATTCCTTATCACGCTCGCTGCGGTGGCTGCATTAGCAGTCCCGCAATCTGCCAACGCACACAACCAGCATTGTCCAAACGCCCGTGCTACTGCCGCAGTAGGTCATCCTACTGTGACTGTTGCATGGACGTGGGTTCCTGCTACCCGTGTGTTTCGGGCTCACTGGTCGCATCCGGTTCACGGTCGCGACTTTGGACCTAATCGACCTGCTGCTCGTACGCATAACAATGCGCGATGGGCGCCCGGTCATTGGGTAGGTTACGGTCGTAACCGACATTGGGTGTCCGGACGTTGGGTCCGCCGCGCCCCGGCACATCGCCGCCATCGCTGATTAGCGACATAATACGCCTTCGGGAAGGGTACTCTCTCTCCGAAGGCACCCTTATTTATTATTTTATGAAGCTGTCCGGACGACACAAGAGATATATGGTGCTAGCTGCTCGCATGGCAAATAGTTCCAGTAACGAAGACTATCGCCATGGCGCGCTCTTGTTGCGAGGCTCCAATATTATTGGACTTTCCACGAATAAGAACAGGCATGCTTCTTTCGGGAATCGCTTTCGCCAGCGAAACTGCGGTCATGCCACGCACCATGCAGAGCTAGGTTGCGTCTTGGGTCTGGACCGCAAGAAAACAATGGGCGCTACAATGTACGTCTGCCGCATCGGTAAGGGTGGAGAGCTTAGGCTTTCCAAACCTTGCGACATGTGTGCTGCAGTCCTTAGACATGTAGGCGTCAAGCGCGTATTTTACAGTATTGACAACAAGACGATGGGAGTCTATAAGCCATGAGCCAGCCAAGAGTATTAATCATTGACGCACTAAATATGTATTTTCGTGCATATATCGTAGACCCTAGCCTCTCCACCAACGGTCAGCCCATCGGTGGAGTAAAAGGGTTCCTTAAGATCCTTCAGAAGCTGGTGCGTGAAACCAAGCCAGATCATATCGTGATCGCATGGGATGGCGCTGGCGGCTCTCAAAAGCGTAAGGCGGTCAACAAAGGCTACAAAGAGGGTCGCAAGCCCATTCGCTTGAATCGTGATATTCGGACCCTCACCGAGAATGAAGAGTTGAAGAATAAGGTATGGCAGCAGACTCGCTTGATCGAGTACCTGAACGAAATGCCTATCTCACAGACCATGCTTCCGGCAGTAGAAGCCGACGATGTTATTGCGTTTGTCTCTAGGCTTTCCAGTTTCGCCGACTGGCAGAAGGTTATCGTTTCTAGCGACAAAGACTTTTTTCAGCTATGTGATGACAATACCGTAGTACTTCGTCCGATTCAGAAGCAGGTCATGAACACGAAGCGGTTGGTCGAAGAGTACAGCATTCACCCGAACAACATGGCGCTAGCCCGGGCTATTGCTGGCGACACGTCAGACAATCTCCCCGGCATTAATGGCGTTGGTCTTGGTACAATCAAGAAGCGTTTTCCTTTCTTTGCGGATGAGGAGTTCTGTACGATTGATCGACTGATGGATTTCTGCGATGAGGCTGAGTCAAACCTCAAGGCGTTCAGTTCAATACTGGAGGGACGCGCCGTGGTGGAGCAGAACTATAAGCTTATGCAGTTGTATGCGCCATCGCTATCCCCGCAGGGCAAGTCCAAGGTTCGGTTTGCTATCGAAGACGCAGAACAACTTTTTAATAAAACTGGCGTTCAAGGCATGATGATCGAAGATGGTTTCGGCACATTTGATTGGTCGTCATTATTTCAGTGTATGAGACGAATAGTGGTTGACAATAAGTGACAAATGAGTTATGATCTCTACCATGGGAAAAGAAATGTCAGATCAGCCTAGTTTCAGCAAATTCGGAAAAGGTTTTCAAGAAGGGCTATGTCAACTTGTCTTGGAGGATCGTCCGTTCGCGGATCAGATCGCTGAGGTGCTGGACATTAACTTTTTAGAACTATCATACCTTCGCGCTTTCGTCAAGCAGGTATTTGGGTACCGCGAGAAGTACAACGTACACCCAACGCAGAAGATCATGATGACTGTCTTGCGCTCTGAACTGGAGAATGAGACAGAAACCGACAAGCAGCAGGTCCGCGCCTACTTTGCTCGTATTTGCAATTCTGAGGTTGAGGGTCGCGGATATATTAAAGAAGTGTCGTTAGACTTCTGCCGAAAGCAGAAGCTTAAAGAAGCAATGATGGAGTCTGTGAAGTTGCTTCAGAGTTCTTCATTCGACGAGATTAGCTCAGTAATCAATACTGCCCTCAAGCTGGGCAGTGACAACAACTTTGGTCATGATTACATAAAAGATTTTGAAGCCCGCTTCCAGCTTAAGACTCGCAATGCGATCTCGATGGGTTGGAGCGAAATGGATGATCTTTGCAAGGGTGGTCTAGGCTCTGGTGAACTAGGGGTTGTTATTGCCCCGACTGGCGCTGGTAAATCAATGGTACTCACCCACTTGGGAGCGCAAGCGATCAAAAATGGCAAAACGGTCGTTCACTACACCCTAGAGCTGTCTGAAGCTTCTATTGGAAACCGCTACGACTCTTGCCTAACCGGTATACCGCTAAATGATTTGTTTCAATTGAAAGAATTAGTGTATGAAGCGGTCCAAGAGATCGAAGGCAGACTAATTATTAAAGAGTATCCGACAAAATCTGCTAGCACGCGCACGCTATCAACTCACTTAGAGAAGCTGCGCAAGCGAGACATCAAGCCGGATATTATTATAGTTGACTACGGAGATCTTTTGCGACCAGTTACATATCAGAAAGAGAAAAGAAATGAACTGGAATCTATCTATGAAGAGCTACGTGGAATCGCACAAGAAAACAAGTGTCCTGTGTGGACCGCATCTCAAACAAACAGGTCGGGATTGAATGCAGAGGTTATTACAATGGAGTCGATCAGCGAAGCTTTCAATAAGTGCTTTGTGGCAGACTTTATTTTCTCTGTATCGCGAACCGTTGATGACAAAAACAACAACACAGGGCGAATTTTCGTCGCTAAAAATCGAAATGGACCAGATGGACTCGTCTATCCAATATTTATGGACCCGGGGTCTGTAAAGATTAAGGTTCTAGAGCCAACTGGTGAAACGCCGGGAGAAATTATAGAGAACTCTGCTAAGAAACAAGCAGAGAACTTGAAAGAAAAATACAAGAATTATAAAGAAAAAAACAGGAGTAAAAGTAACAATGTATGAACAACAGGAACGCGACCCTTCGGTGCGTCGATTTAGATTATCAGAGTCATTTCTTGACAACTATCGTGATCGGCAGGTACCATGGGGTCCACTAGGATATGTGACCTTCAAGCGAACGTACTCGCGAAGGCTAGAGGAGCATGACCCTGCAGCAGCAGGCACAGAGGAGTGGCATCAGACCTGCCGCCGCGTTATCGAAGGAATGTTCGACATTCAGAAGCAACACGTTGCCCGACTAGGGCTTGAGTGGAACGACGCAAAGGCACAGCGTACAGCAAAGGATGCCTATGATCGCCTCTTTACTCTGAAATGGTCGCCACCCGGGCGCGGTCTGTGGATGATGGGCACCAAGTTCGTACAAGAGCGTACCGGCGCCGGCTTGTTCAACTGCGCTTTCCGCTCTACAAAGGACTTGAGCAGCAAGGGCGGATATCTTTTTGCTTGGATTATGGATGCGCTGATGGTGGGCATCGGCGTCGGCTTCGACACGAAGGGCGCCGGCACAGCAGTGATCCGCGATCCAAAGTGGGTTGATGATGTTCATGTTATCGATGACAGCCGCGAAGGTTGGGTCCACTCTGTCCGCATGCTGCTTGATGGCTACTACTTCGGCAGCGATGTGCCCCGATTTGATTATAGTGCCATCCGACCCATGGGCGCCCAAATCAAAGGCTTCGGCGGAACCTCCGCAGGGCATGAACCCCTGCTGCTTCTACATAATAACCTTAAGGAGTTGTATGATACTCGCATTGGCGAAGCTGCATCTTCTGTGGATATTGTAGACACAGAGAATCTTATTGGTAAGTGTGTTGTCGCTGGCAATGTGCGTCGATCTGCCGCGCTCGCTTTGGGAGCACACGATGATAAGGAATACTTGTCCATGAAGAACGATCAGGAGAAGCTTTATTCTCATCGCTGGGGCTCTAACAACTCCTTTGAGGCTGTAGTTGGCATGGACTATTCTTGGCATGCAGCACAGAGCCAGAAGAACGGAGAGCCGGGATACATCTGGCTGAACAACGCACGTACACGCGGCAGGTTTAAGGACGATCCGCGTGATGATGATCGTCATGTTATGGGGTTCAACCCTTGCGTAGAACAACAGCTTGAGGACGCCGAGCTTTGCTGCTTGGTTGAGACATACCCAGCTAAGCACGAAAACTATGATGATTATCTAAAAACATTAAAGATCGCATACCTCTACGGTAAGACCGTCACGCTGGTCAACACACATTGGCCAGAGACAAATGCAATCATGCTTAAGAACCGCCGGATTGGATTGTCACAGTCTGGTGTGGTACAGGCGTTCTCCAAGCATGGACGCCGCGAGATTTATGAATGGTGCGACAAGGCTTATGATCGTGTGCAGGACTTGGACGAAGAATATTCAAACTGGCTTTGTATTCCGCGCTCTGTACGCATGACGAGTATCAAGCCAAGCGGCACGGTTTCTCTTCTTAATGGCAGCACCCCGGGGATTCACTTCCCTGAGTCAGAGTACTACATTCGCAGGATTCGTTTTTCTAACACTTCAGATCTGCTTGAGCCATTGAGTAAGGCGGGTTACAAAATGGAGCCTGACGCCTACTCACCGAACACTACAGTTGTGGAGTTTCCGGTCCAAGAGCCATACTTTGAAAAGAGTAAGAAGGACGTATCGATGTGGGAGCAGCTTGAGATTGCAGCACAATATCAACACTTCTGGGCAGATAACTCTGTTTCCGTAACAGTAACCTTTCAGCCGCACGAAG